GTCAGGGCGCTGCAGGAGATGCTGAACGCATGGTACGCCGAGTATATTCCCGGCCACCACGAACGGGAGCTGGCGTTTATGCCGCTCAATAAGGACGGGAATTTTGGCGCGAAGACCGCTGCCGCCGTGGCCGCTTTCCAGGAAGCCAGCGGGCTTCAGGTGGACGGGATCGCCGGGGAGCAGACCCAGATGATGCTGGCGGCGTATAACGCCAAGCCGCAAGGCCCGACGCTTCCTGATGGGCCTGTTGCGCCGGAACTGCCGGAAGATGATGACAAGGTTGATGACCCCATGACCACGGTTGTGATGTCCTACGCAACGGCTCAGAAGCTCATGAACGGTCTGAATGAACTGAAAAAGATTGTGGAGAACCTGATGAAATGATGTCACCCTGCTGCGGCTGTCAGGAACGGACGGCAGTACCAAACTGCCATGCGCATTGCGAGCGATATGCCGCATTCGCTGAGGTGCGCGAGACGATACGGGAACGGCATCAGCAGGATCAGAACACCATTGGAGCGAAGATTGAAGGAATTTACCGCAACAAGAAGCGCAGGAATTGGAGATGATGACAATGGATAAACTGACCCCCGATATGCTGATGACGTTCCTGATCGTCGCGGCGGCGCTGGTGGGTTTCGTGCTGCTGATATGGCAGTTGGCTGATAAGGTCAAGGCGGCGCGGAAACCGAACTACGACCTGACCCGCTGGCAGCAGGAGACGGATAGCAAGCTGAAAAACGATAAGGAACGTCTGGACACGCTGGAAGATGGGCAGAAGGTTATCTGCCGGGGCATCCTCGCGCTGTTGAGCCATGAGATCAACGGTAACTCAACGGACAAGCTGAAGGCGTCTCAAACAGAGATTACCAACTATCTGATCGACCGATAAGGAGGGAAACGCTATGACTAAACAGGACTGGATTCGCAAAATTACAAGCCGCAAATTTTGGCTGGCTCTCGCTGGCCTGATTACGGGCATTGTCAACTTCCTGAAAGCGCCCACCAGCGATGCGGAGACCATCACCAGCCTGATTCTCGCGCTTGGCTCTGTGGTGGCATATATCATCGCCGAAGGTCTGGTGGACGCGGCGCGGGAAGGTACGACGCTGTATCTGGACGAACCGGAAGCGAAACCTCCCGAAAAAGTTGACTAATGCAACTGCGCAATGCTATACTGTCAAAAAACGACAGGAGGCGTAATGATGTCTGAGCAGTACACCGAAGACCAGAAGGTAGCAACTGTGCCATTTTTTATCCATGAAGCGACGGTGGAGCGATTGGAGCGTCTCAACAAACGGTGGTTTATTTTCGCGCTGATAGTGTTCATTGCGTTAATTGCTACGAATGCAGGGTGGATCGTTTATGAAAGCCAGTACGAGACATATTACTATTCGCAGGAAGCGCAAACCGATAACGCTCCTGCCATCACCCTTTTGAACACAGGAGAGGGAGATATAAACTATGGCCAGGGTAAAACAAGTTCTCCGGGTACGAGTCAAGAAGACCAGCTCCCGCAACCCGATGAAACAGTGCCCAAGGTGTAACGGAACAGGACGTGTCCCGAACAAATGAAGCTGCCTGATAATATCAACAGGCAAATGCTTGAGGAAATCATCGGCAACTGGGTTATTGGCGATAAGGCAGAACGAGATCGCGAAATTATGACATACCGCTTAATAGACGGTCTGACGATAGAACAGATTGCTACTCGTTATCAAGACCGTCACCCGGATTGCCCCATATCTAATGATACCGTAAAGCGAGCGATTCACAAGCGAGAAAAACAGATATTCAAGCATTTCCCCGGCTGAAATATGCTGGGGAAACTTTTTTTATCAAAAGACCATCAAAGGGGTTTACATATAGGCCGATATATGATATAATAGAATCAAGGTCAGGGAATTAAACCAGACCACAACATGAAGGAGGACAACCAAGATGATGATGAGCGAGTTTATTGAGCGGACTGGATACGAACCGAGCTATGAAGAGTACCACTACATCGAAGAAAGCTACTACGAGTTTCCCGGCAACAAGGATGAGTTCTGCAAGCAGTGGAAGAAAGACCAGAAGGACGGACATTGGCAGAGGGAACTGAGCCTGATGAAGGCGATGGACGAAATGAAAGCTCAGTACGAAGAAAAGCTGAAGGAGCAGGAAGACACCCTGAAGTTCTATCGCGGACAGATGGATTTACTCCGTGAAGCCAGATCACAACGTGATGAAGCTCAGAACAAACTGGCCCGGATTCAGAGAATTATGAACAGCGAAGGGGTCAAGGAAATCGCATAAATAATAAAGGCCAGCCGGGAGCCTTTAATCCCGGCAGAAAGAGAGGGCAAAATCATGAACAAACTGATTCAGGCGCTTGTAGCACGGGCAATCGAAGCAAAAAGCCAGACCGAGCTTGACACGCTGTGCGGGGACGTGGACAGACTATTCCAGCAGGAGCGCATTAAGTGGCAGGAACATGAGATTCTATTCCGGCTTATCAATAAGCTGTATCCGTATGAATGCGGACATCATAAATTTAAGGAGGCTTGAAAATGAAAGAGTACCGCATCATGTGTGACCGGATGGATGTTGACGCAAAGGGGCATTCCTTTGTAATCACCGAGGTCAGGCCGCTTAGCGAATCTGGCCAGATACTCACAACCGTATTTACCGATAAGGCAGAAGCCGAGCTGGCGAAAGTACGCTATGAAGCCTTCGGTAAGACCTACGAGGAGAAGTCCAAGGCAGATATGTTAGCTCATCCGAGTCTGTTCCGCGCAAGGCATCAGTACAACTATCGCATCCAGTCAAGAGAAGTCACGAACTGGGAGTAAGCAGACCGCCAGCCCGTGGGCATTGTACACGGGCAAGGAGGGCAAAATGAAGTTTGACGCATACCAGATGGTGACTGACCGCATCTGCGAACTGCTGGAGCAGGGCTTGAAGCCGTGGGCGCAGCCGTGGTCGAGCGCGGTATCCTGCGCGTGGAGTGGAAACGATGGGCGCGTATACACTCTGCTGAATCAAATGTTGCTGGCAGACCCGGCGAAGAAGTACCATACTATGAGCGATTTGCTTGAAGACATCCGGGGGGAATGGGTGACGTACAATCAGGCACAGGCCCGTGGTGGTCAGGTGCGGAAGGGTGAGAAAGGCCGCAAGGTTGTGTTCTTCAAGATGATGGATAAACCGACAGGGAAGTTTGACGCTGACGGCAATGAGAAGCACGAAACGATCCCGTTCCTTAACGTGTACACCGTGTTCAAAGTCAGTCAATGCGACGGCATTGAGCAGAAGTACCACCTGAACGATGACAAGCTCTTTGATTTCACGGCAGATGATAGCGCCGAGAAGGTCGCCAATGAGTACCTGACCCGTGAGGGAATCAGTTACGAGAAGGTCAAGGGAGACCGGGCGTTCTATCGCCCGTCCGAGGATAAGATCGTAACTCCGCTCCCGGAGCAGTTTGAGGATCGCGGCGAATACTATAGCACGCTGTTCCATGAGATGACGCACAGCACCGGGCATGAGAAGCGCTTGAACCGACTGACCAAGTGCGCGGCGTTTGGCAACGAGGACTACAGTACTGAAGAACTGGTGGCCGAGATTGGTTCTGCGTCCTTGATGGCAACGCTTGGCATTGGCTCTGACAGCAACCTGAAGATGAGCGCGGCCTATATCAAGAGCTGGCTCAAGGCGTTGAAAAACGATAAGCGGATGATCGTAGTAGCATCCGGCAGGGCCGAAAAGGCCGTCAAAATGATTCTGAACATCAAGGAGGAAAATGTTAATGCATAACGTCGAGTTTTTCACCTACAAGGAGAATATCAAGCGCGATTGGGTACAGAAAGAACTTGACCATTATGCGGCGGTTGCAGATTACCAAGAAGGTTGTAAGGGCCTTGGGGTGGCGATTCGCTGGCTTGATAACTTCCCCATTTATAAGGATTACGAAGAAGCGGAGAAAATGATTAAGCAGTATGATCGGGGTTGGTGTGATTGTCTCGCTGTCAGGTACTATGAACCGGATAGGTTTTTCAACAACAAAAAACTTGAGGAATTTCAATCAAAATATCGGGCTGCGCTGGATGCCTATCACGCGAAGGATGTTGTCTGGGCTCAGGGCATCAAGGCCGAGTACGTAGGTTGCCGGAATTGCGGGAGCAAACTCAAACGGGAGTTTGTTCATACAAATCGTTGTCCCCTGTGCCACGCCGATCTTCGTCCGGATTCTACGCTGAAGGCGGTCAAAGCATCGAAAGAACGTGCAGACAAAGCGCAAAAGCTCTGTGACGAGTATATCAAACAGAACGCCAAGAAGCATGTAATGTGGCTGGTCAAGATTGAGTACCATACATAAGGAGGGCACTATGAAGAAGCTCGTATATCGCTATTACTGCCCGTTCAGACCGCCTATGCCGGGGGCGATCCCCCGGCAGGGTCTTGACAGGGTGGGTTGTTACGACGCTAAGCAAAGCGTAGGAAACGACATTTGCGCATGGGGATACGCCGAATATACACGGGCGCTGACGGATCAGGAAATCTATCAGTATGAGCTTATTCCATCGCGTAATAATCCGCTTGAATACGATTGATGGTTGTGGTATGATTGGCATAAGGGGGGGGTAGTTGCAATGCCAAAGACGTCTTACGAACAGATGCAATATATCAAAGACTATAATCGTGAACATATTTATTATCGCAAATTAAGTTTTAATGTATCCAATGAAGATGATATGAGGATGATGAAATGGCTCGATGAAAGACCGCAGAGTACTTCATCATATTTGAAACAGCTTATTCGTGAAGATATGAATAAAAATCTTTGACCGCTTCGGCGGTCTTTTTTTATGCCATGAAATTGCCCTATAACATCACCTGACAAGCCCTGTTCACGCACTCGTGAGCGGGGCTTTTTTCTGTGATAATCCTGCACGAAAGGAGTGATCCAAATGCGGGATTTTATCGCACGGCTGATCGACTGTGGTATGCCTCGATGCACGGCTGTCTATATTTGTAATCGCTATCGCAGAGCGAATAAACTGCGTGAACTGGCACAGTATGTAGATGATGTGGAGCGTGAAACCCATGTCGCGCTGGAAGATATTTTCGAATAATCCGACAGGCCGAAACGTGGGCGATTGCGCTATCCGTGCCGTGTCTGTTGCGCTCAATACAGATTGGGAAACAGCCTACGCCCTGATTGCCATGAACGGCTATTTGATGGGGGATATGCCGTCTTCAAATTCTGTTTGGGGCGCTGTGCTTCGTCAGAACGGCTTCAATCGCTACGCCGTGCCCAACACTTGCCCGGATTGTTATTCCATCGGAGATTTCGCCGCAGATCACCCGAAAGGTGTTTACGTGGTAGGAACGGGCAACCATGTTGTAACGATCAAGGACGGCGTTATCTACGATAGCTGGGACAGCAGTAAAGAGATTCCCGCTTATTACTGGACGAGAAAGGAAGATCAATGATGGCCTACAACAACGGTTTCCCTGTGACTTATCCTCAGATGTTCCCGCAGTATCAGTACCAGATACCGCAGTACCAGCAACAGACCGTCCAGCCTGTTCAGCAACAGACGATGACCCCGCCGATTGTTCATGCGGACATTGTTCAGGTCGCAAGCGAAGCGGAAGCGCAGAACTACCCGGTAGCCGCTGGCGCTTCGCAGATGATGGTATCGAAGGATGATTCCGCGATCTACGTCAAGACTGCATTTGCCAACGGTCAGAGCAATCTTGATGTATTCGTTAAGCGCCCTCCTGCGCCGCCTGAGAAACCAGTTGACATGGGGCTATATATCACAAGGGATGAGTTCGAGCAACGCATAGCGGCCATCTCTGCGCCCGCAAAGCGCAAACGAGAAACGGAGGTGGAGGCATGAGCTTCTTTAACCAGCTTGGAACGCAACAGCCAATGAACGGTTTCCAATCCATGATGCAGCGATTTCAGCAATTCCAGAAAATGTTCACAGGCGACCCTCAACAGCAGGTGCAACAGCTTCTTCAGTCAGGGAAAGTCAGTCAGCAGCAATACAATCAGGCCGTACAGATGGCAAAACAATTTCAGCAGATGATGGGTGGCAAGTAAAGCGCGTTTACCTTGCGGTGCACAGTAAGGTTCGCAAATAAACGAAAGGAAGGTTTTCTTTAATTATGGCTCTCACAGACGAAAACGGCACTTCCAACATGGTTATGCCTGTTGCTCCTATGTATGGCAACGGCGGCGGTGACGGCTTCATGGGCGGCAACGGTTGGTGGATTATCCTCCTGTTCATCCTGCTTGGCGGCTGGGGCAACGGTTTCGGCGGCGGCTATGGCGGCTTTGGCGGTGGCATCAACGAACTGTACCCGTGGATGAACAACAGCCAGAACATCAACAACGGTTTCCGCGATCAGATGCTCAACGACAACATCACAAGTATTCGTGACGGCGTATACGGCATCAATAATCAGCTCTGTTCCGGCTTCGCTGGTGTGAACGCTACGGTGACGGGCGCTCAGAATGCGCTGGCCCAGCAGATGTATACCAACCAGATTGCGGATATGGAGCGTTCCTTCGCGGCTCAGACGGCCTCTACGGCGGGTATGACCGCGCTTCAGTCTCAGCTTGCTCAGTGCTGCTGCGACAATCGGGCGGCTACTGCTGACCTGAAATATACCGTTGCGACCGAGAACTGCGCTGACCGTACTGCGGCGGCTCAGAACACACGTGACATTATTGACGCTCAGACCCGTAGCACTCAGGCGATCCTCGACAAGCTGTGCGCTCTGGAACTGGACGGCGTGAAAGGTCAGCTTGCGGCGGCTCAGAGGGAGAACGTCGGTCTGCAGAATCAGCTGAACATGGCTGCTCTGCGCGAATCCCAGACCGCTCAGAACGCTTTTATCCAGCAGGGCTTCAGCAATGAAGTCGACGCGCTGTACAACCGTCTGAACAGTTGCCCCGTCCCGACCACGCCTGTCTATGGCCGCACTCCGATCTTCACTTGCGGCGGTCAGACTGTTGGCTGTGGCTGCGGCGGCAACACCTTTGTGAACGGTTGAGGTGATCCGTATGGCAAAGTATCTTACAAGTACGGACGCTAACGTTGCCCTGAACGGCGCGTTCCCGTTTGATGTTGTATCTATCTCGTGCAACAAGGGCTGTGTTGTCCCTGTTGCACCCGGGGTTCTTACTTTGAAAGGCGGCAACACCAATCAGTTCGCAAGATATAAAGTCAAGGTACAGGGGAATGTGTCTATTCCGACCGGTGGAGCAGTCACGCCAATTGCAGTAGCGATCACGCTGAATGGCGTTCCTCTGCCCGACAGCGTGGCTATTGTAACACCAACAGCGGTTGAGGAAGTATGGCACATTAACACGTCTACGACCATCACTGTTCCGTGCGGTTGCTGTGTTTCCGTATCTGCCGCGTATGTTGACGGTACGGAAGATGATGCCGCTGTAACGCCTACGCCTTCCATTGCAGTCAGGCGGTTGGCTTCTATAGACGTAACCCGTGTAGCCTGACAGGAAGGAGGATGAACATGCACGAACTGTATGAACTCAAAGAGATGCTCTGCAAGGAGCTAAAGGAGTACGGTGAGAAGGGCGAAATGACCGCTGGCACTCTGGATGTCGTGGACAAGCTGGCGCATACCGTAAAGAACCTCGATAAGATCATCGAAGCGTATGAGGATGAAGGTAACAGCGGTTACTATCCTTATGCCTATGATGACGGCATGAACCGTGGCGGTCGTTCTTATAACGGCTCGTATCGTGGACGTAGCTACGCCAGACGGCGTGACAGCATGGGGCGGTATTCCCGTGACGGTCTTGCCGATAAGATGCGCGAACTGATGGAAGACGCTCCCGATGATCGCACCCGGCAGGAGATCAAGCGCTTGGTCGAAAAGCTGGAAAACGCCTGACGGGAGGGATAGCCGTTGATTACGGAACAAGACCTCACAGCGGCTATCGCTGAATGTCAGGGGAAACGCAATCCAGACGCAAGCATATGTATCAAGCTGGCAGCGTTCTATACGATCAAGGAGCATCTGTTCCCATCTGAACGTGTCGGAAACTCTGACATGTTGCCAACCTATTCCTATGCCGCTGCGCCCGACCAAAACCATGATGAGCGTGTCGTAATTGATAGCGATACAGAATTTGCAGAGATCGTCGATGGCCGCAAGCAAGAGGAAGTCTGGCCTATCATTGATGAGCTGATGACTGCGCTGAAAACCATTCAGCCGCGCTTGTATGATGCAGTACTTGCAAAATTATGAACATTTCCCACTCCGTGAAGGGGTGGGAAACTTTTTTTATAAAAATGGCTCAAAAGGGGTTTACATATAGGCCGATATATGATATAATAGAATCAAGGTCAGGAAATAAATCCCGGCCACTTGAAGGAGGGCAAGACGATGAAGGTTCGCAACATTAAGTACGCAGCACATGTAGTCATCGATGGAATTACCACTAATCGTTGCCGTCTCTTTTGTTCAGAAGAAGCCAAGAATAATTGGTGCAACAAAGAGCATGGCAAGCATGACTGGCAGAATCATGATGTGACTATCGAGGTTTATAACTTTCAGAATGATAAACTGATTGAGATTTGGCATGCGTGAAATAAAGGAGGGCATGAGAATGGAAAATATCATTGAGAACATCTGGCACGACTTCTGGACAGACCTTGGTGAGATGATTGAGGACATCAAAGAAATGGGATATGATGTTAGCGATTACTGTGATGAGTATATCGCAATAGCCGATGAAGATGATAGTGAGTATATCATCTATCTTGGACACGCTAATCGTACCATCTGGGTTGACAGCATTCGTGAAATGTAAGGGGGTCAAAACAATGACGCGCAAGAAGTATTGGAAGATTAAGAAGTCTCTGCTGATTCATCTTATAAATAGTTCCGACACCATGACTGTAGAAGAAAAGAAACGGATGAACAAAGCAATCTACCACGCCGGAGAACGCACAAAGAGTTTTTTGAAGCCAAACGAAAGTTATAAGGGAATGTACGAATGGCTTGATAAGCCATACCACGTACGGATTATCAAAGGCGAAGCATAACCAGTAAGCTGCTTGAATAGAATTGTCAGAAGAAGTAATTTGCCAAAATCACGATAGTAGAAAGGAAGGGCAAAGAAATGGTGAAAGACATTTACGGTTACGTCAATGGTAAGCCTGTTTACAGCGCTGATGAGTTCCGCTACACTGCAAGAGGCTTCGGGGCTATAGAAACTGATGAAGAGCTTATGAAGTACGCTGAGAAAGTCACTTATGGTTGGTCTAACAACGGCTGGAAATACACCTTCGAAACCTTCTATCTGAGTGATTATTGTTACTCTGAGCCTTATCATAGCTTGACACACTCGGAGTTTGAACGGCTCAAGAAATTGCAAGCAGAAGCAAGAGCCGCCGCAAAAGCCGCAGAAGAAACTCGGTGCTGGAAGTATGTTAAAACCACCTATTGGGCCGATAACAGCGTTGAGGAACTCTGGCGGGACAAAGACGGAAACGAAAAGACGGTCATGGTTGTCGGTCCTCACGGTGATGCTTGTTGATGTTTGGCAAAGGAGAGAAAAATGAAGCTGAAGGATAGACCGCTTGAATGGTGGAAGGGACGTAGTTATTTATATTGGTGCAGAGCAGACAGCAACGATGAGCGCAAAATAAACTATACGCTCAATTGGTATTCAATAGGGCAAGGGCTAACCATAGAACATTATACAAGTGACAAACCAGTTGACCTACTTACCATATATAGGATCAGAAACAGTAAGATAAATGAGATTAGACTTGTTGATGATGAATGGTATGTTGTTTTAGATTATGGTTGTATATAAGGAGGTAGGGTATATGAAACGCATTTACAGATTACAGATCAACGTTATTGATTTTTTATATGAGCTCTTCTTCAGTATCGCTTGCTGGCTGGAGCAGAGACGCAAGTCCGCGCTGAAGCGCTGGGAAACGGCTCGCGGGATTGATTGACAGCCGTTGTGCAGTATGATAGAATAACAAAAACGAAAGAGAGGGCAACCCTATGAAAACCTACATCACGAAGATCAACGATCAGTATTACGCCTTTGCGGGCGACACGAACAAGGATCAGGTTTACTCCATCGGCACGGACAACCCGGACAAAACGTCCGGCGGCGAGCGCTGGGTCGCCCGTTGGAACGAGAGCGGTATCAAATACGTCGCCTCTGCGTCACCGTCCCGCGACGCGGCACGGAAAAAGGCCAAGCGGCACGGTGAATATTTCGGAGAGGTGTAAGGAGGGCGAAGTCATGAAGACTGTCACCAACGCCAGCGGCGCAGCGGTTGATTTTGACGTGGCTGTCGCGCTTATGGACGATGAACTCCGCGAAGCGATCCACGGAACCTTCGCACCCTGCACGGAGCAGGAATTTTTCACGGCCTACGAAAAGGCCCATCAGGAAAAATACGGCGAACATTGGGCATTGAGCATATTATTCATCGCTCAGTCCTCCTTTTCCACATTCTACCACAAAGTTCACAGTTTGTAAATACTGAGGCTAAACAGACGCACAGAAAAGTTTATGAACTGTAAAAAATTTTTCAAAAGGTATTTACATTTCGTGAAATTTATGATAGAATAGTATCAGGTGGGTGGTTAAACGACATCCGCTATGAGAGGGGGGAGACAATGAAGCTGAGAGAACGCCGCGAATTATATGGCATGTCATTAAAGCAAGCCGCTAAGATTCTTGGCATTAGCAATTCTCTTTTAAGCATGATCGAAAACGGAAAGCGAGTAGCCACCGTCAAGGTCGCAAAAAGGATTTGCAAGTTTTATGGAATGACTCTTGATGAGCTGTATGAGGATGTTTCTTAATGCTGCCAGAATTACTTTCAACGGAAAAAATCACAGACAGATATAAGATGGCAAGCACAGAAGAAGCAGCAAAATGGATGCACAACAAGCTACCATGCATCAAGATCGGCAAGCGGTTATTCGTCAGAGCCGATGATGTAGCAGAGTGGGAACGCAAGAACACGATTTACCCGGTTATCCGGGTAGCAAAGAGAAGGAGGACATTATGAAGCCCGGAGTTTACTACGTGATCGACGAAGACACGAATGAGATCATTGGAACGGTCACGGGAACGCTTTCCGAAGCTACAGAAAAACTCGAAGCTATGAAAGATTCCCGCGATCCGAAGAGCGAAGGCTACTGGCACACGTGGACACTGTTTAGGAGGGCCGCATGAACGAAGTCAGTCTTGAGATGGTTCACCTGATCGGCGTACAGGCCCGGCAGTTGGCACACGACAGCAACGCGGTCACGACGCTGGCGCTGATCCTGATGCTGGTGATCGTCCCGGCGGCGCTGATCGCCGCATCACAACTCCCGCTGAAACCCGTCCGCAAGCGTGCGCGGCGTTTCATTGAAAAATTCTGAGGAAGGAGGGAAGCACGATGTTCGGATACTTTGCAGACCCGGATGATGAGGAACTGTACTACGAGCAGTACAAGAAGCGGGTGGCGCGGCGCTACGGGGATTATGACATTGATGATTCAATGGCATACGAAGAAAGTCCCTGCGACATTGAGGACTGCCGCAGGGACTAAGGAGCCCAGAAACGATCAAATAACTGGCTCATGCTTATTATAGCATGGGCCAGCCCCGGACACAAGGAGGCAAATATGGCAGAATATGAAACCAACGAACCCTTCACCATTACAGATGACGGTAAAGCCGAGTGGGCCATGCAGAAGATCGCCGAAGCAGACGCAGAGCTGGAACGGATGTCCGAATGGTATGTAGCTCAGATCGAAGCGGCGAAACAGCGCCACACGGAGACGGTCAGCTATTTCAGCAATCTGCTCCGCGGCTATATGGACAAAGTACCAGCCAAGGACACCAAGACGATGCGCAAGTATACGCTCCCGTCCGGTGAGCTGATTATCAACAAGGCCAAGAAGGATTTCACGATTTCAGACGCGGATGAGCTGTTGGGATGGTGCCAGATGAACGACGCGACGCTGGTTAAGGTCAAGATGGAACCATCGTGGTCAGCGGTCAAGAAACGGCTGCAGATGACCGATGCGGGCGTTGTGGACACGGAAACAGGGCTGGTGGTCAGCGGTGTCAAGGAAATGGACATTGATGAGAGTTTCAAGGTTAAACTGAAGGAGGAAACAAAGTGAGCGCTTTTGAAAAGCTGAACGCGATCAACGTCAACGGTCATACAGAGAAAAAGAATGGCCTGACGTATCTGAGCTGGGCATGGGCGTGGGGCGAGCTGCTGAAACAGTATCCCGACAGCACCTACACGATCTACGAGAACAAAGATGGCTGGTGCTATCACACGGACGGCAGAACTGCATGGGTAAAAACGGGCGTAACGGTTGAGGGCAAAGAGTACATTGAGATGCTCCCCGTCATGGATTTCAAGAACCGTTCAATCCCGCTGGAGCAGATCACCAGTTTCGATGTCAACAAGGCGATCCAGCGCAGCCTGACAAAGGCTGTTGCCCGTCACGGGCTGGGACTGTACATCTACGCCGGGGAGGATTTACCGGAGGGCGAAGAACCGGAGCAGAAACCCGTTCAACCAGCGCAGACCGCTCCCGCCAACAGAGTTGTTGTAACAGTCAAGGATGCCGCCGACGCGGCGGCAGAAGCCCGCATCAAGTGCCTGAAACTGCTGAAAGAAACCGCCGCATTTGCGTTTGGCCCTGAAAAGGCAGATGAAGCGGTTGACTACTATCTCGGCAAGTGGGCTCAGACACGGGAAACAATGACGGGCGATGTTTACAAGAAGGTCAAAGAGGAAATGACTGCCATTATCGCTCAGAACGCTAAAAAGGAGGGTGCAGCTTGAACAAACTCAACATTGTAGGAAATCTTGTCCGTGATCCTGAACTTCGCACGACGCGTGACGGCATCGCGGTTTGCTCTTTCACGGTGGCGGTCAACCGCCGCCGCCGCGATGGACAGCAGCCGGAGGCAGACTTCTTCCGGGTCACGGCATGGCGGCAGTTAGGCGAGAACTGCTCGAAGTATCTGAGCAAGGGCAAGAAGGTGGCTGTCAGCGGCAGCGTATCGGTCAGCACTTATCAGGCGCAGGACGGCACGACAAGAGCTTCGCTGGATGTCAGCGCGGATGATGTGGAGTTCCTGACCCCCAAGAGCGAGCAGACCCCGCCGACGGCAAATGCAGTGACTTCCAATCCAGCACCAAGCGGATTCGTAGAAGTGACAGACGATGAACTTCCTTTTTGAGGAGTGAGTTATGGCAAGGATGACAGGGTTCGTATTTCAAGATAAATACCTTGTGCGTCTGGAGAAGCTCTCAGATCAAGAGGTAGGGCGGCTTGTAAGGGCATTGGCTACGTACCATGCCACAGGAGAGACGCAGGAACTCAAGGGACGGGAATGCGGTTACTATGACTTTATCAAGGCTGATATTGACGAAATCGAACAAAAGTATGCAACCAAATGCCAGAACATGAAAAGAACCAATAGCGAGCAAAATACATCAATTGCCCCCAATTGCCCCCAATTGCCTACAATTGATTCCAATTGTGAGCAACTGCCTATAAATAAAAATAAAAAAGAAAATATAGATATTATTACTGCGCGCACGCGCGAGGATGACACGATGCTTGGAACGATTACGGTAGACCCGCTGATTATCAAGGTTCAGCAGGAATTGAACGGCTTAACCGATACCCACTATTCAGCGCTTGATGATTATCGTCGCGAGCTGGGAGATGAGCTGGTCAGCTATGCGATTGACATATCTGTTGGCAACGGTGTCCGAAATTGGAACTATGTAGAATCCATACTGCGCGGCTGGCTGACCCTTCATATTCACACCGTAGGTGAGGCCAAGGCTGAAAGCGAGAGGCATAAGAAGCAACAGCAAGCGCCCGTTCAACGCGGCGGTAAGGTGGTCAGCGCTCAACAGTACCAACAGCGCGACTATAACGAGGATAAGCTGGCTGATTCGCTGGGTGTCAGTGATCTGTTCAAGGAGGGCGCTGGATGATTACAACGCAGGGCAAGGTGTACGAGCAGCGTGGCATCGTCTACGTTAAGACAAATCGCCCGGATGCTGACAACCTTGCGGAAGACGTGACAGTGGTTTGGCGGGACAACCGCCAGATTAGCCCGGAGCAGCAGCGCAAGGCATGGGCGCTCGTGGGAGAGATCACCGCATACGCCGGGTATATGCCGAGGGAACGGGAAACGGTCAATCAGCATTTGAAACAGCGATTCTTAATGCAACAGGCAGAAGAGTATCAGCGGCAAATGTTCAGCCTGTCCAACTGCTCGATGACCGAAGCACGGGAGTACATCACGTTCCTGATTGACTTCTGTCTTGCGGAAGACGTGCCGACCAAGTACCCGCTGATCGAGTATGCGGATGACATCGAAGCAATGGTCTACTCCATGCTCCTGCATAAGAAATGCTGTGTGTGCGGGAAGAAAGCCGAACTTCATCACGTGGACGCAATCGGCATGGGTGGCAACAGACTGACAAAGCCGCAGCTGGGCGCGAGGGTGCTTCCGCTGTGCAGACTGCATCATACGGAATGGCACAACATCGGTGAAAAACGGTTTAACGAAGCGTATCATCTTGAGCCGGTGCGGCTGGACAAGAGACTGGCGAAGGTGTACGGACTGACAAAGGCGGCACAACGGGAAGGTAACTACACAAAATCTTAAAACCAATCTTAAAAATTGAGGAGGACAAAGAAATGGCAACCAAGGCTAATACACAGGAGTTCATCGAGATCAAGCGCGTAGAGATTCGCAAGGCGAATGTCCGTATTCGCAGCACTGCTCCGCTGATTATGCACAAGTGGAGCGAGAAGGCTAAGAAGATGATTCTTGACAAGCAGACCAAGGCGACCAAAACCAAGGGGCATGATCTGAAAGTCCCCGTGCAGGACTTCATTAGCTCGGCATACTGGATTACGCCTGAACCGTCCGGCGCGACGGATGAAGAAGCTGAACGCGCTTTCGATGAAGCTGTGTCAAAGGGAGCTCGCTGGGGTTTCCCGGTCACGGCGATCAAACAGGCAACCATCATGGCGGCAAGCCGTAACGATATTGACATCAAGACCACGACCCTGCGCGGATGCTTCTTCATCAAGGGCGAAGGCCCGGACATGCTGGCAGAGGTCAAGGGCTGTGTACCACACATGCGCGAAGACATGGTGCGCGTCGGTGGCATGAGCAAGACTGCCGATATTCGCCATCGGGCGCAGTTTGATGATTGGTATATGGATTTGGAAATCAGCTACAACGTCAATGGCCCGATTACGCTGGAGCAGATTGTCAATCTGATTAACCTCGGCGGTTTCACTTGCGGCATTGGCGAGTGGAGACCGGAGAAGGACGGTAGCTTCGGGACGTATGTAGTTGATGTGAGCGCGGCTGGCTGATGCCAGCCCGCCGACGGCGGGCACGGCCTGTCAAGGCTTGGCACGGCACGGATCGGTTTGGCAGGATAGGTTTGGAAGGGTAAGGTAAAGCATGGCGTGGCTGTGTGCGGTGCGGCAGGAATGGCGAGGCGAGTAAGGGCGACGCAAGGTGAGGCACGGCGCGGCTGGCGAGGCTTGGCGGGGCTTGTTAGAGCGTGGTGAGGCCCGGTGCTGTGTGGTTTGGCATGGCCGGCGTGGCGGGGAATGACGGGGTAAGGTACGGTCAGTTGTGGATAGGTGAGGTACGGAGTGGCCCGGCAAGGCAGGCATGGATAGGCGAGTTGAGGAGTGGCCCGTCGAGGCACGTTCTGGAAGGGTCAGGCAGGTGTGGAACACCAAACAATGAAAGGGGACACAGAAATGGTCTATCAGTGGAAAACGGGGGCGCGGTACAGCGTCTCGGCAGAAGTGGCGGCAAGCGTGATGAACGAGCTTTCCGCGCAGAACAATTTGAGCGCCAAGGCGCTTGTGGACGCGAGCCGCCCGGAGGACGCGCCGCTTCACAATGAGTTTGAATGGGATGACGGCATTGCCGCAGAAAAGTGGCGGGAACAGCAGGGCCGGGTCATGATTGCCATGGTTGCGGTGGTGCAGGAAGGGACGGAACAGAAAGAACCGATCCGGGCATACTTCCACATCGAGGACAACCAGCCGCGCTATGAACCGATTGTGACCATCATCAGCAGTGAGGAAAAGCAAGCAAAGCTGTTCAAGCTGGCAATCAAGGAATTGCAGTCCTTCCGGGACAAGTACCAGAGCATCAAGGAGTTTACGAAACTGTTTGCGGACATCAGGGAGTTTGAGGAAAAGGCATCATGAATAAGTACCACAATGAGCCGATCACGCTTGACGGCATCCGATTTCAGAGCAAACGCGAGGCGTACCGCTGGCAGGAGTTAAGGCTGTTACAGCGGGCCGGAGAGATTAAAAATCTTCAGCGCCAAGTGCCGTTCGTCATCTGCCCGCCCTGCAAGACGAGATCAGGGAAAAGCCAGACGGCGCGGAAATACGTTGCGGATTTTGTCTATATCGACAAGACGGGTCGGCTCGTTGTGGAGGACGCCAAGGGCGTAAAGACGGACGTTTATAAGCTCAAAAAGGCATTGATGCTGTATTTTCACGGCATTGAAATTCAGGAGGTATGATGAATGTTGCTGGAACTGATCGCATTGTCGGCTTGCTGTTTGCTGGTGGGTCTTCTTCTGGGAATCGTGCTTGCCAACCATCGCGGGCGGCGGTACGAAGCGCCCCTGCCCGACTTTGACCCCATGAACCCTATCAATGGTCAGGCGCGGACGGAAACTCACGGTGGCGTTGAATGGACGGTATACGGGGGCAGACAATGACCAACTATGAGCTGATTAACGAGCTACGGGATCAGGCAGAGGTTATCGGGCCGGGGACGGAATACCATTTACTCATGGAGGCCGCAGACGTGATCGAGGCGCTGGACGAGCGGGTGGCGATTATGATGGAAGATGCCAATCTGATCGAAGCGCTGGGCGAGCGTGTGGCGATTATGAGCGTGGAAGAGGATGCGGAAAGGGCGGCGAAACAGGATGACTGACCGGGAGAAGGCTATCAGAGCCGTTGAAACTTGTTTTGATAGTTGGATTGATAAGCACCGGAACATGGGCCTTGATTTGCATGAAGTCGAGCGGTTGAAACATGAAGCGATGGAAATGCTTAAAGAGCAGGAGCCGATAGAACCGAAAGTCGATGTAGATGAATGGCGATGCCGGAATTGTGGTCACAAACTGGAACATCAGGAATTGCTTGGTGAAAACGTGCTGTTTCATGAACAGTACAACTATTGTCCGCAATGCGGAAGGGCGGTGAAGTGGGATGAGACCGATTGATGCAGACGCGCTGGTTGATGCTATGACGGGCGCTTGTAACATATTTGATGCGCATGGGGCGGACACAACACTTGCCAGAACACTGATAACAATTGCGGATAAAGCTCCGACCGTTGGCGGCTGGATCAGTGTCAAGGACAGACTACCCAGCGAACACGATTCTTTATTCGCAAATCATCAGCATTTAAGCAAACATATGTGGGCTAAAGAATCTGATGACGTGATCGTCTATGTTGTTTTTCCAGATGGAACTGGTCGTGCAACGGAAGGACGGCTTCGTGATGGAAAATGGAATACGAAGATATCTCCCACATTGGAGTCTGTCGTTACCCATTGGATGACGATGCCTGAACCGCCTGAAACTTAAGTAGGAGTTTTAGAATGGCTGATTATCATGTTGGTGCAGGTGAAATAACTGGCGAAATCTATGCTGGCGTATTAGCGAAAGACGGCAAATCATGGAGGAACCATTCGATTGTAACAGATGCGGCTATCTGTGCTGTACGGGATCATCTCATTAATCAAATGGAGCAAAGCAATCAAGATTGGTTTGGTTATGAGTGGTTGCAAAAAGATGGAAAGATGGTCATATTGAGCGTTACAGTCAAATAACTTAAATAACACCAGAAGGAGTTTGACATGAGTTATGATCTCCGAATCGGCGTAAAGGTCGAAGGGTTGGACATAATCGCGGTCATCGACGAGCCGCAGTATTCCAGCCCGACATACAATCTGGGCAAGATGTTCCGTGCTTGCATGGGCTGGGATTTCGAGCAGGGCAAATGGTACAACGTGGCTGAAGTCTGGCCAAAAATCAAACACGGTATCGCCGAACTGATAACGCATCCGGGCAAATACACGAAATACAACGCTCCGAACGGCTGGGGAACGGTAGAGTCAGCGAAAGAGGATCTTATATCGCTTGATGAGTGCATCAAAAATAACGTTGGTGATTCCTCGTTGGGAACGTTGCAGGAAATCCCGCCAGAGCATCTGTGGTTGAGGTGGTAGCATGATCTACTACCTGAAACCATGCCCGTTCTGCGGACAGTCGGCTCATCTGGTGACCGTGGAACAGCCGGACGGGTCGGAAACGTACTCCGTAGACTGTGACAATGACGGTTGTGTTGTCAGCCCGTATACGCCGCTGTACGATACGGAAACCGAAGCTGTGGAAGTCTGGAACAGGAGAGCAAATCATGCTGACGGTTGAGAAGTTTGGGCAGATTATTCGCGCAGAACGGGTGCGGCAGAAAAGTACTCAGGGAGCGCTGGAAGACGCGACAGGGGTTGCTCGTGGCAATATTTCCAATATTGAGCGGGGAAAATACAAATACGGCCCGTCCCTGTTCATCTGCAACAACATTCTCGATTCATTAGGGCTTGAATTCAAAATCGTGCGAAAGAAGCCAGAACAGCGCTGACCGTGGCTATAAGCCGAGCGGACAATGCAAAGAACCCGCGTCGATCTCGTCGCCCAGCTTCTCGCAGATGAGCAACTTCTTCTCTGGTCAACGGCGTGAAGATCGACTATCGTTTCAGCGGTCAGCGTTCCTATAAATCCGGCGATGTCCTCTTGCCGGTCTGGTTTGCGGTCAGCCAGCATCAAAACCGCAATTCTGTTGAGGGGGCTTGATGATGGACACACGAAAAGCAATTGGTCACGAGTACGGGCCAACGCCAGACGCGACAGTAACGCGCCGTTGCCCGATCTGCGGCAAGCCGTTTGTCTACGCAGGCGGCTGGTGCGTTGGCAGTACGCCCGTCTGCTCGTACTCATGTCAACGACAGCTTGTGGCGCAGTACAAGCAGAGCAGGGAATACAAGCGGATTCAGAATGAACTGAACCCATCTGCAAAATTACAGAGAGAACAGATTGCATCAGATGTATCTGTTCATAAATTGCCGGATGGTCCACTCACAAAAAACCAATTATTGGAGCTTAACAATTCTCATCCACGGCTAAGTTATGAAACATTTCAGGAAATTGCTATGCTGGTTTTGCAGGGGAAAAGCAATAGAGAAATACGGCAAATCAACAAAACAAAAGAAACTATCATACATGATATTCGTGTAATAATGGGGTATATACCTATACGTGGGACGACAAAGATGTTAACGGAAGATCAATTAAAAGAAATGAAGGAAATGTCGGATGCTGGTTATAAGGCTTCAGAGATTGCATTGCGTTATGGTGTTAGTAGAAACACAGTCATGAGGTGGATAAATGATTGAGGCTACGATTAAACAGGTTGATGGTGACGAAATCACAATGCCTTTTGAGGGTTGGCCAGCGCTGGCACTCTGGATGCAGGATCATGCAGGAAGCTATACTGGCGTGGACGCAAGGCCGAAAGGAGAAGTTTATGACGCAGAATGACATGATTCTTGAGCACCTAAAGCGCGGTGATAGCATTACACAGATGGAAGCGACAAATCTCTACGGCTGTACCCGTTTGTCGGGCCGCATCTACGATCTGCGGCACATGGGCCACAAGATCAAAAAGACCATGGAAAGCGCCGCCAATCGGTACGGCGTTACTGTCAGCTATGCCAGGTATATGCTGGATATTTGACGGATTTGAAGTTGTCTAGACTACGAAAGGAGAGGAAAATAGCGTATGAGCAGGTTTGAGCTATTAGAGATCGAAAGCGCGAGGCACGGGATTGACGAGCTGGACAGAATGAGGCGAGAGCACGGATTGAGCCAAATGAAGATGGCAGAAATCCTCAATGACCCGGACACGGGGCAGCGGCTTTATCGGGCTTTCAGAAGCGGC